TTCAGATGAAACTCCAGTGCAGTTTAAAAACTGGTTAATGGTCTTATCAGTATATGTGATAACGTTATCATCGCAATATATTGTACCTGATTTTGGGAACCCAATCGTAGAATCAACTGTAATAGTAGAACTTCCTACACCAATTGTACTAATATTGCGAGTACTTCCAGTAATTGTAAAAGTTCCAGTGACAGTAGGAGATGAATCATCATAACCTAAAAATAGTAGAAGTTTATAATATATCTTATTTTTTCTTTGAATAACTTCAACTTCAGATATAGATGCAGTTGTATTGGAATCAGCATTCTTATAAAGAGTTTGACCTCTCAATTCAAGTGGATTACCCGAAATTACATCAGATATAACAACTAAACGTCTAGAATACTCTGCAGAGGATGACTTGATGATATAATCATCAAGATTAATAATCTTGGGAGTTTCACCGAAAAGAACATTGAATAAGATTCTAAAAGATTCTTCCGAGCCTTTTGACTGGTAAAAAGATTTTGATTCTTTTATAAAATTTCCAACATTCAATTCTGGAGTAAAATCTACATCCTCTAGACCAGGTAAAAAATATGCCTTTAATTTTTTATAGAACTCCTTTAAAAACGCAACACTTAAATTGTCTACTATAGTATTTTTAGTATGAGAACTAATTTCGGTGCTTTTGAATACAGCTATTTTTTGGTTTTTATCTTGCTCAAAAGATTCTATGCCACTGAATCCTCGAATACAACCAGTAAATGAATTGGTTGTAATGCCGGTGTAAGTAATAATTTCATCATTAATTTTTAATAGACCGTAAGAACTTGGAAATCCTGAAGTACTGTTAACAAAAATCTGGTCGTCCAACTCAAAAACATCAACTTCCAAGTAATATGTTTTAGATATTACATCTGGTATTAAATTATCAAGTTTTAAATATTGGTCCAAATTTTCGGAAATATCAATAGGTGAACCCTGATACTCCTGAGAAATATAATATTGCTTTAAAAAATCAATAAAATATTGATTCTCAGATAAAATAAATTCTGGAATTTGATTTTCAATTATTTGACTAACTTTAATTCTAGTATCAAATTCGTTTTCAAACATATTACCTCGTTAATTTCCCGTTTGGATAACTTGATGTTGTTGTAAATCTCAATCCAGAGACATTTTCTCCAGATGTTATAGTATCTTTCTTCATATTTATGAACGGTACGCTAGTGGAAACGTCGAAACTTAAATATAAATCACTTAATCCAACAACATCATTTGATTCTGGATAACTTTGAATTTGTATAATTGAATTTGAAATATCTGTAGATACTATTTTAATTGGATTAATTATAATTTCACCTTTAATGTAGTCAACTGTACCCAATGATTTTAAAACGACCTCAATATTAGATGTAGTATTTGAAATTTTTATTGCGGATATTACACCCATCCCACTTCCATCTAAAGTTCCATCAACTTTTTTATTTGGAGTATCAGTTAGATATAGTGTATTAGAATCTCCCTCTATCTTAAAACCACTACTCTTAATATTATAACCATCTGGGTTTATATGAAATTGATTACCAAAGCATATTTCGTATTGTGCAACAGAATTTAATAATGCCTTTAAATCTCGTCTTATTTTAATTTTTGTGATATTTGAGGTGATTGCAGTATCGGTGTTATCAATAACTTGTAATAATTTACTATATTTAAATCTACCACCAAATTTACCTAAATCTGTGGAATTTGCATATAGATTAAGAGATGAAATTATTTTATTTTTTAAGTCGTCTGAATTTGAATATTGAGAATTATTATAATAAATTGATGATTCAATTTCAACATAGAGAATTTTAAGGTCAACAATTCTCTGAGTAATTCCAGAAATTGTATAATTTTTTAATTTAGATAGGATTTGTGACTTTGTGAAATCTGAAATAAATGTCCCATTTTTAGGTTTTATGGATAAAACTACAGTCCCATATTCAGGGGGGTCCAATTCTTCTCCACCCATAACAGATACAGATTCGGTATCTGGATATATCGTTTTAATGATAGTTTCATAATCTCTAGGTGTAACAGCTCTATTTTGAGAACTGTAAGCCTTAGGTGCAAAATATTTAATCGAATCTATTTCTTCTATATTTGCACCGTCACTAGACCCAGATAAAGTGGTAGCGATTACTGTGTCAGATGCTAATATTGGGAGACCATTTGACCCAATAAAAGAACCCGAAAAAGAAAAATTTGAAACTCCATTACCAGCTTCACCATTTGTTACAATATAATTAATTGTGATGACTGACCCATTATTGAGTTTCTTTCCGAAAAAACCATCTCCGAATAATAATTCATATTTTTCATCCTTTATTTCTTGAATTAAATATATTTCAGAGTTTGAATTAATATCAATAATATTATCAACTAAAGTATATTCTTTACCTTTTCCACTTTGAGTGTTTCCTTCTTTTACATATACTCGAATTGATGATGTATCAATGAATGAATTATCCAATATGAATCTTTGTCGAATTGATGCATCTACAGTATATGTTTTAGTTAAAAATGTACCCTCATATACTGTAATATTATTAAAATTGGCAATTCGAGTTCCACTTCCCTCGCCACTTCCATTTAATAAAGGTGATTCAACCGTAATATCTTCAGGTATGGAAAACACATAAGAACTATTGCTATAATTTCCAACACAGATTAACCCAGACTTCAAAGTTAATGATTGTGAATCACCTTCAATTAGCACTGAAAATGAAATAGTAGCTTGAGAAGATTTTCTTGACCTTGGAACATAACCAATATTTCTTGCAAGAGAAACAACATTTTCTCGCATAGTTGCAGAATCCAGAAAGGATTCATTTGCAATCATATTAGAATTGAATGCAGTAATATAAGTATTATATGCTAATATATCGATTAATACTGAAAAATTTGACCCTTCAAAGTCAAAATCAGTGAAATTAGAATTTGCTCTGAGGTAATCCTTAATTGAAGACTTAATTTGGTCAAAGTCTAGGCTACTATATTGAGTGAAGGGCATTTTACCTTGTTGCCTCTAGTATGAAATTAACAGTTTGTCTTGGAACACTAAGTCCAACAATATCAAAAAATATATTAACTTCAAATGAGTTTTCATCAGGTCTAGGGTCAACCTCAACCTTTAAATTACTAACTCTAGGCTCATAATTTTCAATTGTAATTACAATTTCTGATTGTATATTTGCAGCAGTACCATAATCAACGAATTCAAATAAATTAGACCTAACGTTTGAACCTAAATTTAGATTAAAAAATCTTTCTTTTAGAATGGTTTCAATTAAATTACGAACTGAACGCACAATTGCGTTTTCATTTCTCAATATTGTTAGGTCCCTTGTTACCGGATGGGGTACAAAGGATAAGCTAATATCTTTAAATGACCTAGATACCCTTTGATTTGACATCACACAACTTTTTAATTATTTATTATTACTTCCAGGATGCACCATAAGTAGGTTCAGTTCCATATTCCCAATCATCATAATCATCATCATTTCGAATCTTTTCATGAAGTTCCACTTGTTTTGATAAATTATGTCTTGGAGCAGAATCATGCATTACTTCTTGAATGATTCGATTGGATTGAACTGGAGTATAATCTGTAATGAGACGAGATGTTCCCCACATCTCTCTCATATATGATGAATCTCGGTCAACTGGTAAGTTAGACATACGTTTTTTCCTGTTTTAAATGGTTAAAACAGAACTTTTATAAAGGAGGTTCCTATCTCCTTGTTACTATTTAACGCTCTAATTCTCGAATTTTATAGTTATCTGAATTTAGGTACTTTAGAAGTTCTAAAGCAATTAATTTTGGATTTCCTTCACCACAGGTATAAAAATCTGCCGAAATACAACCATTCTCAGGCCATGTATGACATGAAACATGACTTTCTGAAAGTGCAATCACGATGGTACACCCCTGAGGTAGAAAACAATGAGAAAATACATTCAAAATGGTCAT